AAAAGGGTTAGCAGAAAGAGTAGGACTAACCTCTAGGAATATAAACCTAGGACAAAACATAGACCCCGGCGGGTTACCAGAAATTAAGGTAGCAGATGTTAGGAAAAGGTTATATAGTTCTTGACACAGCGTTTAGAATTTGATATAATATATATAATAAAAAAGGAAACCAATGACAAATATAGCGTTAATAGAATCTAAAACCAGTAGAACTAACTGGCAGGATAGGTTCGATAATAATTTTGAAATAGATAGATATGCTCTATGCTCTGATAGTAGTAAAAAGAAAATACTAAAAGCAGATGTAGATATAGAAATTGATATAGATACTTACGACTGGATTATAGTTGTAGGCTCAGAGGCGCTTAAGTTTTTTACAAGTGTTAATTCTATAACAGAATATAGTGGTAAGTGTGTAGACGACAAGTTTTTACCAGTTATCAATCCTGCTATGTTGTCGTTTAAGCCAGAAGCAAAACCTTTATGGGATAAAAGTAAAAGTAATATTATAGATTATATCAATGGAGACTTAAAACAAATGTCTCTTGATGCTGATAAATGTTATGGTATTCAAGATACAAAACAGTTCCATGAGTTTTTACAAGCAGCTATCGACCACCCCAACAAGTATGTAGGTCTTGATTCAGAGACAACAGGACTATATCCTAGAGATGGTTATATGCTTGGTATGAGTATATCATATGAGAAAGACCATGGTGCATACATTGACACAGAGTGTGTAGATGAAAAAGCAGAACAAATGCTACAAGAGTTATTTAATAAAAAGATAATTATATTTCATAATGCAAAGTTTGACTTAGCGTTCTTTGAGTATCACTTCAACTTTACTTTCCCTAGATTCGAGGATACAATGTTATTACACTACTGCCTAGACGAAGTGCCAGGTGGACATGGACTAAAACAATTAGCTATGGAACATACATTGTATGGTGACTATGAGAAGCCTATGTATGACTGGATAGACCAATACAAAAAACAACATAGAATACTTAAGGCTGACTTTCAGTGGGGTTCAATACCTTTCGATGTTATGAAAGTATATGCTGCTATGGACGCAGTAGTAACTCTATTAGTATTTGAGAAGTTATACCCAGCAGTAAGAAAGAATGCAAAGCTATTTAGTGTATATGAGAACATACTTATACCTGGCTGTAGAATGTTAACAGACATACAAGATAATGGTGTGCCTTTTGACAAACTAAGACTACTAAAAGGTAGAGACTTAATGCAGAATGATATAGATGAAGCAGTTGCAAAACTATATGAGTTCCCAGCAGTTAAAAGTTTCGAGACAGTAAAAGAAAAAGAATTTAACCCAAACAGTACAGTGCAGCTCAGGTCATTACTGTTTGATTTTGTCGGGCTAAAGCCTACAGGCAAAAAGACTGGCACAGGTGCAGACTCAACTGATGCCGAAGTGTTGAAAGAATTATCAGAACAACACGAAATACCTGCTCACATTCTTAGTATAAGACAGAAGTCTAAAATTAAGAATACCTATTTAGACAAAATATATCCACAATTAGATAAGGATAGCAGACTGCGTACAGGGTTCAACCTGCATGGCACAACATCTGGTAGATTATCTTCTAGTGGTAAAATGAATATGCAACAAATACCTAGAGACAATCCTATTGTCAAAGGCTGTATCAAAGCAGCACCAGGGCATAAAATAGTTGCAATGGATTTAACAACCGCAGAAGTTTATGTTGCTGCTGTGCTTGCTGATGACAAGAACCTAATGGAGATATTTAAGACTGGTGGTAATTTCCACAGCAATATTGCCAAATTAGTATTTAATTTGCCTTGTGAGGCGGAAGAAGTTGCAGAGTTCTATCCGACACAACGACAAGCAGCCAAGGCTGTTACTTTCGGCATTATGTATGGTGCTGGAGCAAATAAAATATCTCAGCAAGTCACAGCTGACTCGGGTAAAACCTTTACTAAGAGTCAAGCTCAAGAAGTTATTGATGATTATTTTAAACAGTTTCACAAACTCAAAAAGTGGATAGACCTATCTAGTAAGTTTATTATGGATAATGGATTTATCTATGGCGCTACTGGTAGAAAGAGAAGATTACCAAATGTTAAATCTGATAATCAAGGAATACAAAGTCATGAGGTTAGGTCAGGTATGAACTTCTTAGTTCAGTCTGTAGCTTCAGACATTAATTTACTTGGTGCTATTGATATGAATGCTTTTGTTAAGAGTACTGGTATGAAGGCAAGAATCTTTGCTCTAGTACATGACTCGATTTTAGCAGAAGTACCAGAATCAGAAGTAGAAGCATACTCAGAAAAACTACAAGAGTTTATACAACAAGATAGAGGATTTAGTATCCCAGGAACTCCTGTAGGTTGTGACTTTGATATTGGTGATGACTATTCCTTCGGAAAGTTTGAAGCCAAGTATGATATATGATAAAATAAAATTCCCTATCTTTGTAGTCCATACAGACGATATATTGTTTGTAGATGGACTACTATGGATAGAAAACCAAGTGTTAGATGATACTAATATGAGTGGAGAAACACTTGGACTAAGAAGGCTTCAGAGTCCTATGAAAAGTATTTATCCTTTAAAGTCTATGATTAAAGATATAAAATCTCTATTAGACCATCAAGGTAAGTACTATATAGATACTACTGGGCGTTTCTTTAGAAAAAACAAAACAACAAAAGCTAGTCTAAAGTATCATAAAATACTTAGAGTAGAAAAGAAAGATATTGCAAGTGTATTATGGGTTAAAGATTGCCCTTACCCTTTCACTCTTGAAAGACCTCTTGCATTATCACAGGCATGGGCAGGCATTCTGTATAGAGATGGTGTGCCTTGGATTTTATACGACACAAGTGAGGAAAGGAGAAAAAACTCGTGGAGGAAAATATGAAAAGATTTTGGCAGGTATGGAAACATGCATTAGGCTCGTTCGACGAAGAGGATGGTTATAATCCTAGAAATGAAAATGCCATAGCAATTATAAGAACCAGTATAGTACTGACTAATTTACTGTGTGCTATTGTAATTATAATTAAAAATATATAATGAAAGCAGTTATAAGTGATAGAATTTACTTAGAGGTATTACCTGCACAACAGAAAAAAATAGACGATGAACTGACGTATGCCATACCGTCATTCAAATTCGGTGACCCACCACTCATTATAAAAAACATGGCAACAATAAGACAGGGATTAGTAGCGATACCGGTGGGCAGAATCGATTTAATTCCTGCAGACCACGAAGTTGTAGATAAGAGAACTACAATACCAGCAGACTTCCCCAAGTTTAATTTGACATTAAGACCAAGTCAACAACAAGTCTATGACGAGATTGGAGATGGCGGCATTATTAACGCTTGGGTAAGTTGGGGTAAGACATTTACAGGTCTTGCAATAGCTGAAAAACTAGGACAGAAAACCCTAGTGATAACTCACACTTTAGCTCTAAGAAAGCAGTGGGAAGATGAAGTACAAAAAGTTTTTGGTATCACGCCTGGAATTATAGGTAGTGGTAAATTTGAAATAGATAAGCCAGTAGTAATTGGGAATATACAAAGTTTATACAGAAAGATTCCTCAAATAAGACAAGAGTTTGGAACAATCATACTAGACGAGATGCATCACTGTAGTGCTCCTACCTTTTCTAGAATTATAGATAAGAATTGTGCTAGACATAAGATTGGTCTAACAGGAACACTACAAAGAAAAGATGGTAGACATGTAGTCTTTCGTGATTACTTTGGAAACAATGTTTTAAAACCCCCAAAGGAAAACTTTATGATGCCTAAAGTTCATATTCTACCAATGAGTATACGCTTTATGGACGGAAATAGTATTCCTTGGGCAAACAGAATTAATGAGTTAGCATACAACCCAGAGTACCAACATTCTGTGGCAATGGCTGCGTCATCGTACGCAGCTAAAGGTCATAAAGTGTTAGTAGTATCTGATAGAGTAGACTTCCTCAGGAACTGCGCGGAGCTCACTGGTAGTAACGCAGTTTGTGTGACGGGCAAAATCCATCACGAAGATAGAGCAGACATAATAGCACAGATTTTTGAAGACAAAGACGTCCTGTATGGGACACAAGCTATCTTCTCAGAAGGTATTTCTTTAAATATTCTAAGCTGTTTGATACTCGCAACACCAGTAAATAACGAGCCGTTACTTACACAGCTCATTGGAAGAATAATTAGAGACTATGAAGGAAAACAACAACCCGTAGTAGTAGACATTAACTTAATCGGAAAGACCGCAAAGAGACAGGCTAGTCTACGACTAGGCTACTACCTAAAGCAGGGTTATGAGATATCAACCTTATAAGGACCTCCGAAAAATACTACTTGACATGGGTTCAAAAAATTGTTATAATATATGATAAAATATAATTGGGAAAAGATAAATAGTGAGACCAAAGGAGATTCTACTTCTATACTTACTATAGTTCATTTATTAACTTATAAAAGAATACCTGCGAGTAGAAAAGACAACACTTATAAATACTTCGGTAAAAGTTTTGTAGGGCATAGCTTTTTGCTAAACCCTAGACAATTACTAGCAGAAAGAAAAAATTATAGTAATAAAGAAGCTGCGGAGTATATCGCAGTAGCTTCATACCGAAATTATTTTAATTATAAAAAGACAGGGCAAACAACACTAGAGTTGATTCATTTACCTGTCGACACAAGCATAGTAAATCGCAACAGATTGCTTCGGATAGAGAATGGTCTAGTACACTTTCTATTTGAAGATAACGCTAAATGGAGAACATAAATGGCATTAAAATTTAATCAAGCACAGGGGAGTGCAAAAAAATCCTCAATCGACCAGTATACTTACAAAGAAGGAGACAATGTCTTTAGATTAGTAGGGGATATACTACCAAGATATGTTTATTGGATTAAAGGAGAAAACGGTAAAAACATTCCTATGGAGTGTTTAGCTTTCGACAGAAATACAGAAACATTCAACAATAAGGAAACAGACCATGTTAGGTCTTTCTTTCCTGAATTAAAATGTGGTTGGGCATATGCAATTCAAGCTATTGACCCAGCTGATGGCAATGTAAAAGTTGTTAATCTAAAGAAAAAACTAATGGAACAAATCATGGTTGCCGCAGAAGATTTAGGCGACCCAACCGACCCTGAGACTGGGTGGGACGTTTGCTTCCAAAGAGTTAAGACTGGACCTATGGCATTTAATGTCGAGTACAGACTACAAGCACTTAAGTGCAAACCAAGACCTCTAACAGAAGCAGAGCAAGAAGCAGTTGCAGAACTACGTTCTATGGACGATGTACTAGCAAGACCTACGCCTGACGCTCAGTTAGAACTTTTACAAAGAGTAACTCAACCTGCTGGTTCAGAAGCACCATCAGAAGTTGACTCAGAATTTAGCATTAGTTAAGGAGAGAAAGATGGATTATTCAATAGGAGACGTATTCCCAGAGTTTACAACAGTAGCATGTGATATTGATAACACGCTTATTGATATAGATGTACTGCAAGAAAACATGTGGACTGTAGTTTATTTTTATCCAAAAGACTTTACATTCATTTGCCCAACAGAAATAGCCGATATGGATAGACTGCTGGGCGATGCTGATGTTTTAGGATTCAGCCCTGACAATGAATTTTGTAAATTAGCTTGGAAAGAAAGCAATGATATTATCAGAAACATTCAACACCCTCTGTGTTGCGATGCTGGTAGTGAACTTGCAAAAGAATTAGGTGTTTATAATCATAAAGAAGGAGTTCCTTACAGAGCTACTTTTATTATTGATGATGAACATGTAATTCAACACTACTCTGTCAATGCACTTGACACAGGTAGAAACGCTGAAGAAATACTAAGAACACTAAATGCTTTGCAAAGTGGTGGACTTACAGGTTGCTCATGGCAGCCAGGAGATGACTTCGTAGCGTGATATTATTTACAGCAGATTGGCACATAAAACTTGGTCAAAAGAATGTTCCTATGGCATGGGCATGTACTAGATATAAGTTATTCTTTGAAGCTATTCATGAACTAGAACAAAGAGACGATATCAGTATGCATGTTATTGGTGGAGATTTATTTGACAGAGTTCCCTCTATGGACGAACTCACTTTATATTTTGATTTTATTAAAGATGTAACTATACCTACTATTATTTATGATGGTAATCATGAAGCAACTAAAAAGTATAAGACATTCTTTAGTAATTTAAAAAGAGCAACATCTGATGTAAACCCTCTAGTTGAGATTGTAGATACAACCACAGAATATATGTGGGGAACTATTTTACCTTATGTAGACTTACATAGAAAAGGTGGAATAGAAAAGTGCAATCCCAACAAACCTTTGTATACGCATGTAAGGGGTGAAATACCTCCTCATGTTACTCCAGAGGTTGACTTGGATAAATTCAATGACTTTCCAGTAGTGTATGCAGGTGACCTACATAGCCACTCTAATACACAGAGAAATATTGTATATCCAGGTAGCCCTATGACTACATCTTTTCACAGAGATGTAGTCAAAACAGGCTATCTTTTAATTGACGAAGCTGATGACTCTTGGGAATGGGAAGAATTTAATTTGCCTCAATTACTGAGAAAGACAGTAGAAGATGAGAATGAAATGATTGCAACAGATTTTCACCATACTATCTATGAGATAGAAGGTGATGTAGCTGACTTAGCAAACATCAAAAACTCAGAGCTTCTTGATAAGAAAGTAGTAAAACGAAGTAGTGAAGCTACACTTAATCTCAAAGACTTGTCAATAGAAGAAGAACTGGTAGAGTACTTAAGTGCAATACTAAACTTAAATGACGATAAAATTAAATCAATTATGGGAGTATTTAATGATTATTCTAAAAAAGCTACGCTGGGATAACTGTTTCAGCTATGGGCAAAATAATACTCTTGACCTTAATGACAGCAACCTCACCCAACTTGTTGGTACAAACGGAATGGGTAAGTCTTCCATTCCGCTTATTATCGAGGAAGTCCTATTCAATAAGAATAGTAAAGGGATAAAAAAGCAAGAGATACAAAATAGATTCGTCAATAATGGCTATGCTATCAATCTTACCTTTCAGGTAGATGAAGACGATTACGAGATAGATGTAACTCGTAAGGCATCAATCAAATGTAAACTGTATAAAAATGGAGAGGATATTTCTTCTCATACTGCTACGAACACCTATAAGACAGTTCAAGAATTACTTGGGCTTGACTTTAAGACTTTCACACAGCTTGTTTATCAGAATACAAACACATCATTACAGTTTCTAACTGCGACAGATACAAACAGAAAAAAGTTTCTCATTGATTTGTTAAAGCTAGAAGAATATGTAGAGTTCTTTGATATATTCAAGGAAGCTGCTAGAGAGATTTCTATAGAGCTTAACAGCCTCAATAGTAAGTCTGATGTTATAGTAAAATGGTTAGAAG